GTTGAAGAGCGTGGGTTTATATTCGTTGGTACTACTAATCGGATTGACCAGCTGGGCGATGCTACTGGCTCTCGGCGTTTCTTGAACCTTGAAACATCAAAGATAACGCGTCTGCCGTATCATACGAAGCTCCAGTTGCTGGCTGAAGTAGCCGCCAAAGAACTTGAGATTAGACAGTCCCCATGGTACGACATGCGTCTAACAATAGAGCAGGCACCTAGTGCTATGCGCGAGGCACACCAGCATATATCAAGTGTGCAAGAACTTGTCAATGCCAAATATCACCGGGCCGATCTGCGAGCCGACTTGCTGGTTAGCCTCTTTGAAAGTGGGGAGCTGGCCCGACTTAAAGACCAGCCTGATGTAATGTATGTGACGGCGGGGTACCTGGCCTCCAGGCTCGGTGAGGATAGCACGATGAGCAAAGCGCTATGCGCTAGGTTGCTATCTTCGTTGAGTACCTCCCCCACCTTCCCATTGAAGCTTACCAACGCGCGGAAAAGACTACCGCAGTTGATAATGACCGAGGGCATGTCCTTCGGTTACACAACGGGCATTAGTAACGCCCAACTTATGGTAAATGGACTAACCGTAGAAAGAAGAGAACCAAAGTGAACTTTAGACCCCTATTGTCTGCTACACTCGAAGACCCGCTCCGGCTGACCTTCCCCATTCTTGTAAGCCCTAAGCTCGATGGGCTTCGTTGCATTATCAAGGATGGCGTTGCCCTGTCACGGAACCTCAAGCCGTTCCGCAACGCATATGTCCAGTCGTGCTTGAAAGACCTCCCCACCGGACTGGATGGCGAGTTAATTGTGGGGGAGCCCAATCAGGGCAACGTGCTAGGCCGTACGCAGTCTGGCATCATGTCTGCGGATGGCGAACCAGACTTCACATTCTATGTGTTTGACAACTGGTCGTCCCCTGAAGATGGGTTCGTCCGTAGGTTCGAAACCCTCAGTACAGTGCACCATGCCAGGGTACGTGTAGTGTGGCACAAGATCGTCAATTCCATTGAGCAGTTCATCGCACTAGAACTCGAGACTGTGAATGCCGGGTTCGAGGGAGTAATGGTGAGAGGGATACACGGCAAGTACAAGTTTGGAAGGAGCACACACAATGACCAAATCCTTTGGAAGTTCAAGCGATTTACAGATAGCGAATGCCTTGTTACAGGACTTGAAGAAGGAGTCTCCAATACTAACCCTGCTGAACTTGATGCGCTTGGGCACTCTAAACGAAACCATCAACAAGATGGCATGGTCCCAGCAGGCCGAGTGGGCACAATCTTGGTTATAGATCAATCTACTGGACAGCGGCTCAGAGTCAGCCCCGGTGAGATGACCGCAGAAGATCGCGCCTATTACTGGCAACATCAAGACAAGATAGTGGGGCAGGTAATCACAGTCAAGCGGTTCGAGTACGGCATGCTCAACCTCCCCCGCTTTTGCACTTTTAAGGCGTTCTACAAATGAGCACATTCAAGCTAGGCGACAAAGTTCGTAAGAAGAGTGGGGCCAAATGGCAAGGCGTAGTAGTTGGCACCTACTCAACAGAGCTTACCCCAGAAGGCTATGCTGTCGAATCAGACGCGCATCCGGGGTCGGTGCAAATCTATCCGGTCAGTGCGTTGGAGCCCGCTCCGGTGGCGCTGCGTGCCGAGCGGGCAAAGCTGGTGAGGGTGCTTGAGGCCGCAGTCGCTCTTGTGTGCGCACCCGCATGGGCTGGCGTGAGCGACGAAGACGTGACGCTTGAGCGCGTGCTGCACGACTGCGGGTTTGTGCAGGCTAACGGTGTTTTCAGCGGCGGTACTCCGTCCGCTGCAAAACGGGGTTAGCCGGCACCCGTGAGCCCGGCGAGAAAGGAAACGCAATGAACGGACACAGACCCGGCCCTTGGGCCTTGATGGCAGGAATGCCAACCAACGTGCTCGACTCGGGTGGATTGCGAGTTGCGCGCTGCGACTACGACGGAGATTTCGACTCTCCAGAAGCCCACGCGAACGCGCGACTGATTGCGCGAGCGCCGGCAATGCTCGCCGAACTGACCGCGCTGACTGCCGAGCGTGATGCACTTCGCAAAGATGTGGAACGCTTACGAATTAGAAATGCAGCATACGAAGAAGCCTATGGCATTGCCTATCAAGCGACGTTCCAATCGCACAACGGGCATTGGGATGCGACCATGCAAGGCGGCAAAGGCTGCCCAGAGTGCATCAGAGCGCAGGAAGCGCGAGAGAACTGCAATGCGGCGTTACGGCGCGGGCTTGAAGGACTAATCGATGCCGCCATGAGCGCACAGGCGGGATCGTCTCCATCAAAGAGCAACAAAGTGTAACACTGGTATACACGAGGAGCAAAAGGCGTTATAATGAATCCTCGCGACAAATTCGTCTCGAGACAACTAGGAACTATGAAAATGAGCAAAGTCAAGTGTGTCCAGGTAGTATTTTCAAGTGGTGGTCGTGAGTACACCTACAAGACCAGCAACGACATCAAGGCGAATCAGCTTGTTGTTGTCAAGGTCGAGAACGAATACCGACTGACTGTTGCAGCTAGCGACTCGGTCATGATGAACCCGATGATGGAGATCAAGACCATTGTCGCCGTCGTGGATACGACTGAGTACGAAGCACAAGAAGCACTCGATGCCTGGCGTCTCGAAGAGCTCAAGGCGCTCACGCGCATCGCCAAAGCCCGGATGGCCCGCAAAACCATGCGTGACATGTTCGCGGATGATCCGGAACTGCTGGCCCGGTACGAAGCGATCACGTCGGCTACCCAAGTTCTGGAGTGACTTATGGAACTGAACGAGTTAGGCAGTGGCATTGACAGGCTCTACGAGCTACGTGCCTTGCGCCTAGAACTACAGCGGGAGGTTGATGAGCTCAAGAGCAAAGAAACCGAGCAGCGTGAAGCGATCCTCAACTGCCTGGCGCTTGCGGGCTTGAGCAAAGCATCTGGTGGCCTGGCTACGGCTAGCATCAAGCGGTCGACCATCCCCGTCGTGACTGACTGGGAACAGGTGCACAACTACATCCGCCGGGAGAACAGGTTCGACCTGCTCCAAAAGAGAATCTCGGTAATAGCTTGGAGAGAGCTATACCAAGATGATGTCCTGATACCTGGGACTGACGCCGTGGAAGATGAAGATCTTTCACTTACCAAAGCAAGCAGAGGATAGGAAATGAGCAACGAACTTCAGACATTGGAACAGAAAAAGCAGGCGCTGCTTGAGCGCCAAGCAGAAGCCTCGGCAACAATGCGGAGTGGGGGGAGCTACATCAGCTTCAAGAACGCTCAACTGAAAGTTGACGGCATGCCTGTGCCGAACAACACAGCAGATGTGCGTGTCCTCGCCGCTGTGGCCGAGCGTGCGTGGTACGAGGGTCCTTTCGATAGCGACGTGGCACAGGTGCCGAGCTGCTACGCGTTGGACAGCGACGCGCCACACGACGAGGCACAGAACCCGCAGAGCGACGCATGCATGACATGTGACAAGAACAAGTGGGGCTCAGCTCCCCCCCGTGCCGGTGCTACGGTGGAAAAGATCGTCGATGGAAAGGTGGTCAAGGTTCCCGCGCCGAATGGCAAAGGCAAGGCCTGTCGCGAAGGTGCCCGTGTCATCGTGGTTCCGGCAAATGTGCCACTGAAGTCTGCGCCGATGTACACGGCCAAGATTCCGGTGACCTCGATCGGGACTGTCCAGGCCTTCAGCTCACGTTGCGCGCAAGCTGGCAAGTTGACCGGCGAGTTCGTCGCTACGTTGTCCGTGACTGAGGACACGAAGTCCTTCTTCAAGGTGCATCTGACCATGAAGGAAGTCACCAACGACATGGACATGGCCTTGCTGATGGCCCGCCAAGACGAGGCGTACCAGCTGGCGGTTCAGCCGTACCCCGTGTTCGAGTAACCCCCACGCAGTTGCCACTGTAAGGGTTTGGGCCCGCTTCGTCAACCCCACGAGAACTTGACGACGCGGGCTCTTTTTTCGTCTGGAATCCTAATATGCTAATTGCACTAGATTTTGAGTCTGACGCTATCGACACGCGTCCCAACTACCCGCCTAAGCCCTGTGGCTTGGCTATCAAGTATGATGGGGGAGCTGCCAGCTACTTAGCCTGGGGTCACCCCACCGCGAATAACTGCACCTACGACTACGCGCTACGTACTCTGCGCGACATCCTCGCAGTTGAAACTGACGAGTTCATCTTTCACAACGCCCCCTTCGATTGCTCAATCATCGAAGAGAATATGTGGTTGATCGTTCCTTGGGAGAGGGTACATGACACAATGGTCCTCGCGTTTCTCACTGATCCATTCGGTGAGTTGTCCCTCAAGCCCCTTGCGGAAAAGCTTCTTGGTCAGCCACCTGTTGAACAAGAGGCAGTACGAGAATGGCTCATTGGACATGGCGTATGTCGCGCTAATGACAAAGCATGGGGTGCTCACATCGCAAAAGCGCCTGGGGACTTGGTTGGAACATACGCTATTGGTGACGTCGACCGGACACTTGGGCTTTACAAGCATTACATGGCCCAAATGACCGCCCCCGCCATAGTAGAACCTGAACCAGATATGTCTGCATGGAGTAGCAAATGATCGATGACAAACCAAACAAGCGCGCTTGGCAGCTACTTTGGGTTTTACTCACGCATCCAACCTATCATCTCATCTTAGCTGATGATTCAGAGTACCCCGGTACAAACTGGACTTGGACGTTCGATGTTAATGTGCGGCACGATACCAGAACTATTGCGTTCAGAGGAACTTGCACATGATTGAAGCATACAATCGAGAACGGCGGCTGATGCCGCACATCCTTCGGATGGAACAACGAGGTATTAATTTAGATGGACCACAACTCAAACATGACACAGACTTCTACTGGGGAAAGCTCGATGAGCTTGACGATGCCATTTGTGCCAAGCTTGGGCGCGTCGTGGACGTCGACTCTGGAGCACAACTTGCAGACGCACTTGAAGCAGCGGGACTTAGTCGAGGCTTCGCTACGACACCGACTGGACTTAGAAGTACAGCAAAAGAGAGTCTTATTGCTGCTGTTGGTGATGACGAGCTTCTTGGCCACCTTCTTCTGCGCGGCAGTATTGCTACTTGCCTAAGAACGTTCATGCAGCCGTGGCTTGTTCAGTACGAGGCACATGGTCGCTTGTTCATGAAGTGGAACCAAATACGTAACTACTCAGACACTGGTGCTAGGACGGGGCGGATCAGCAGCTCCCCCAACCTACAGAACATTCCAGTAGAGTGGGAGGAGCTACGGGGTCAATTGACCAAGATCGGCTACCCCTTGCCTGATGACATACTGCCGCAAGTACGGAAATACATCATCCCTGACAAAGGCATGATCTTCATCGGGCGAGACTACTCCGCCCAAGAGATGAAGCTACTGGCACACTTCACCAACGGTAAGTTACTCAAGGAGTTACAAGATGACCCCACAAGAGACATTCACCTTATCGCTGCAGGAATTGCAGGAATTACTAGAAAAGTGGCTAAGACTCTTGGATTCGCCGTTCTTTACGGGGCCGGTGTCGGAAGAGTCGCAGAAACACTTGGATGCGTTGTTAGTGAAGCTACAAGAATCAAGGAACAGTACCTTGGAGCTCTACCGGAGATTAAAAGTTTCCAGAAAGAACTGAACGCTATTGGTCGGAGTCACACCTATACGGAGACGCTTGGTGGGAGGCGCTACCATTCCCAGAAGCCGGCTGTAATCAAGGGCGTGTTCAAGTCGTTCGAGTACAAACTGCCAAACTACAAGATTCAAGGCAGCGCGGCAGACCAGTCAAAAGAAGCAATGATTCGATATAGCGAGACTACAATTACGGGGAAGCTGGTGCTTACGGTACACGACCAATTAGTGGCGCAGTGTCCGATCCAGGATCTAGCTGTTGAATCTGCAAAACTCGAAGCGGCAATGAATGGGTCATTCCAAAGTGTGCTTCGATATAAAGTAACATCAGATGCCGCGTATGGTTACAACTTTGCCGAACTCTGAAGACTTTAAAGCTAGACGGCGACAAGCTTCGCAAAAGTATCGTGAAGCCAATCGGGTTAAGGTGGTACGTGGAACTTAGAAACTGTAGGACGTGTAACAAGATGAAGCCCTATGATCCTAGCGCAAAGCGTAAGAGCAAAGCGTGTGGTTTCATGGGGCGACAGTGCTGGCAGTGCTACTGTCAACAAGTCGCTGCGTACTGTCGTGCTCAGCATGTTAAACACAAAGAGGAGAGATACTAATGGGAATGTTTGATGCCCCCTGGGGTTTTAGTAAGCTTGATACGTACAGGGCGTGTCCGGCTAAGTTCTATTTCCAATTCATCAAGAAGTTGCCGTCACCGGGCTCCCCCGCCATGGAGCGCGGGTCCAAGATGCACGAGAACATTGAGTCGTATCTCAACGGTTGGGCAACCGAGTTAATGCCCGAGAACATGAATTTCAAGGAGGCTATCGATGCACTCAAAGATAAAAACTTCAAAGCGGAGCAAGCGCTTGGGTTTGATTCTGAATGGAACAAATTACCTGATTGGTTTGGAAAACAGACCTGGCTTCGTGTCAAGATGGATGCTTCGTATATCGAAGGAACTAAGGGCACCGCCATTGACTTCAAGTCGGGGAAATATCGCATACCATCAACTGAGCAGGTGGAACTCTACGCGATTGGCTTACACGCAGCTAATCCGGCACTTGACGAAGTAACGGCAGAGTTCTGGTACCTTGACACTGGCGAAGTCTATACCAAGACGTACACGGCGGGGGAGCTGGTAAAGCTACGCGCTAAGTACGAGCGGTATGTGGCACCGATCTACTCGGACAAAGTGTTCACGCCTACGCCGTCGAATGAATGTAGACGGTGCTCGTATTCGAAGACCAAAAACGGACCGTGTAGGTATTGATATGCAGATACTAGAATCAGTCATCGAAGGAAAGTGCAGAGCACTAGCTGAAAGTCTTAAATGCAAGTTGATCAAGATCAAGAATGTCAAGGGGATGCCCGACAGGATCCTGCTGAGGCCGAACGGGCAGATGACCTTCATCGAGTTCAAGAGGCCGGAGGCGAGCCTGGCACCGATCCAG